ACTGCGGTACGTTCCGATTCTCTATTAGGGCCTTGCCCTATTATATATTATAAATGAAAAAGTTTTCCCGTGCGTCTCATCTTTTATATTAACATTATTTTTTTAATTCACTATAACGTGATGATGTTGTTGCTTGTCTTCTTTTCTGTCTTGTGATATTATTTTAATGTAAAGGGCGGGCTTGACCCGCCCCTTTGATGTGTTGCCTGTCGATTATTCGGCAGGCTTTTCTTTTTTAGCCATGTCCCTTACCTCTCTAATAGCTTTTTCAACTTCGGTCATGTCTTTGCAGGCTGCGAATTTGTCAGCTACCAGATTTAAAATCACTTCCATTTGCTTATCAGTCATTTTCTCTTCCATGTTTCTCCTCTCTCCCTTTCGGGTAATTATAAGGTTTTCGTCCTTACAATTATATTATACATCTTTTTTATATTTTGTCAATCATTTTTTATATTTTTTATAAACATTTTTATATTATAGGCTCCCCTGTATCTTTGTCCACAAACTGAATCTTTAAATCTGCGTTAAAAGCGTCTGCAACTTTTTCTAATTCCGAAATTTTAAAAGTATTTCGTTTATATTTATTATTCATGTTCTGTGGAGTTTGTCCCGTCCTCCTTGCAAGTTCTGATTCTGTCATATTATTCTTTTTTACTCTGCACAAATTGATATATTCTCTAACGTTTGTATGCATATTTTCACCTCCTGCTCTAACAATACATTATTTTTTATATATTGTCAATTTTATTTTGAAATTTTTATAAATTTATTTATAAAAAACTATTGACGTTTTATAAAAAATAGTGTATAATATAATTACAAGTTAAGGAAAGAGAGGACAATAAAATGACAAACGAAAAATTGATTAAAATAAACGGAAAATACGGAGCAAAGATAGGAAGCATGCAAGTTTTCACCTATGAAAAGGCTATCCAAGTCTTTAAAAGATTCGCAAGACATTGTTATGATAATTTAACAATGGAATCAAGCGCGGTTTTAGCGGATGTGGCAGAGGATATGCACAGAATAGGATTTGAATATGATGAGATTGAAGAAATGGAAATAGAGGCTATAAGCTGAAAAAGCCGGAGTGATTAGCTCCGGCTTAGCATTTTGTTTAAGATGGTAATTACAGATTTTTCACATTTCAAATTAAAGTTAATTGCTTTGCTACCTCAAACACAAATTGGGATTTATATCTGCTGTATGTAGCTCTTCCAGCGTCATTCGGAAAAGGCGTGTCGTATAATATATTTTGCCATACGCCTTTTATATATTCCTCTGGTATCGCTTTCTTGGCTGCTTCAATGGCTTTTATGCGGTCGTGTAACTTTTCTATCTTCGCCGCTGTTTCTCCTGTTGGGTCTCCTATCTGACTACCATGTGGAAGTCCGTCCAGTTCAATGGCTCTTCCCTGAATCATATATTCGCATTCCTCTTTCAGCCTGTCATAATCCCTAATGGCATATAGGGTTTGGCGGTATAGGTTTGTCGGCAGTATCCATTTATTATTTTTAATCCGTTGATAATCTCTCATATGTTATCCTTTCAATTTGACGATTTAACTTCCCTCTTTTGACGTCTTCTATTGCATCTTTATCTATAGCTAATAGGTATTTTATCTGGCTTAGCATGATCTCCACATCGGCTATCTCTTCGCTAATTTGACGGATATTATCTGCCGAATGATCACGACTATACTTATTAACGGCTTGTATCAGCTCAGCACATTCCTCCACCATCATTCCGCCTTGTGTCTCATATCCATAGTAATCTGCTATCTCATGTATCTCATTTTTAAACAGTTCATGTCCTAATATCTCATACCTACAACCTTCACATGGCTTTATTCGATCTACTGGTTTATTCATAATCCCTACCTCCCATCTACCTCTTTAATTTCTGAATCGCATGTCAATGGACATGCGTCGGCGTCGCACAGGTCGCACAGGTCGACATCACGCAGGTCGACATCACCAGTTCCACATAGGTAGACATAACGCAGCTTAGTTGCAGTTCCACATAGATTATTTTTTTCGTCCATTTCGTCATCTCCCTTCTTATTTATAGTGGTTAGAATAGATTTATCTGCTTGCCATCGTCTATCTCTGCCACATGTTCTTTTCCGGTAATAGCGTCTATTCCACAATCCTTAAACCGTGTGCATTTGTTGGCCATGCATACCGTCTTTTGCCTTTTGAACTGCTTTTTAGCTGTGCAATAATAGATACTATCATCCTGTCTCAGCAGGCTGCCACAATATCTGCAGTATTGTTTCATTCTTCTACTACCTCTAACTTTAGGAGGTGTTTTACTGACCACGGCTCTTCATCTTCCCATTTGATAAAGTCGAAGTCTGCATGTTCAATCTGGTCGAAGTCTTCAGGTGTGCTCCAAAAATTTTCAAATTTTTCTGGCTTATAATTATGCCAGTATAGATCTCCACTCATATCTCTTGCGATGTATCCACCATCCATATATTCACAGAAAGCTCGCTCTCGTTTTGTCAGTGTTATAGAGCCATCGGAGTATAGCCATTCGAACATATTTGCTATGCAATGTCCATCACTGTGCAAGGCACTAAAATCACATTCACTGCATAATATTCTATCGCAAGTAATTATTCGACCGTTCTTTTTGGCTATATCTGCTCCCATGTTTACTATTTCTAATATTGTGTCTTTATATTTTTCAAAATTAGTCATTTTTTTCTCCTTTCCATGGTTCAGGTAGTGGCTGCCATGCCACTACTTCCTGACTAAGTATTGCAGTCCCGTCTATCCTGGAGGTTTTAAGCCATTCCATAGTATCCTTCGTTCTTCCCCTTCTGAAATCTGTATCTACATACCTTCTTATTCCGTCGCTGACTTCCACTTCAACAGTTACCATGACCAGATCTGAAAGATATTCAATTGGTTTTTTGGTGAAGATGTCGGTCTCTGTAGTTGTGGCCTCAGGTAATTTTTCACTTGCTGGTATCCAGTTCTGCTTTTTTTGTATGGTTTCTTCCTTGTCGTAGGCGGTCGGCAGATTTTCAAGAATATGTATCCCGTCACAGCCGTCACATGGTTCTTCTCCGCACATTGCCCTGCAATATTGCTTAATCGCTTCTGATTTGCTTATTAAGTCACTCATTTTCTACCTCCCTATTTTATTCAACTCACTCATTTGTAGCTCTTCATACTTTTCATGATCTTTTTTAGATATAAATAGGGGCTTTATCCCATTGCCCTTTAACGCCTTTTCGCGAATATCATAGGCGGTGTTTCCCAACCGATATCCAATACCATTTTTTTCAAACTTTTCTTTTTCTTCGGGAAATTCAATAAAAACGTTCATATTTCCTACGAAAACTTCATCTTTTTTACATTCTTTATGGTACATCTTTTTTCTCCCTTTCACTGCTCATTGAATCGTTATTCACAGCCTTCTCTCCTCTCATATCAGCTCCACATCATCAGCATATTATGATTCAATCTGCAAGTAATAGCCGCCCGCTAACATAGACCTGATAGAGTGTTTGTCCTTCTTTATTCGTCAAATATGGTAAAAAGGCCTCTTGCAACGTTGCGTTTCCTGCCTCTATGAAGGCCATTTGAGCTAAAACCCAATCACGCACATTCCTCCATGCAGTCTTTTTTGCCTGCTCTATATCAGCTCTGACTTTTTGTTTTTTGAAAACCTCATAAACTCCCTCTATGTTTGCGGGGAGCTGAAAGCCTATAAAGCCTCTCTCAGTTTCTAATGCGAACGCAAGACTTTTTGGCTCCCCGCTTTCGTCATAATCAATCATCACTTTCTTGGCGCCGCCTTTGGCCAATGCCGCTTGTATTTCGCCTATGCTTTCACATGGATGTTTTGTTGTTGTATAGTTTTTAATTGCCATTTTATTTCCCTCTCCTCCCTACTCCATCTTAATTCCAAAAACAACATGGCCATTTTTAATGCCCCATCCGCTTGATATATTCCCAGTCTTTGGATTCGCGGATTATTTGTGCAGCATATTGCTTTATTTCTTGTTCAGGTGATTTTTTCCGTTTAAATTTTTGCATACGCGACCCCCATTCTCTTTAAGTCTTTGAGATCCTCATATATCTCTAAAATCTCTTTTTTTATTCTATTGTCTGCCATTCTGGAAGCGAGCACAGGCATTTCTTTTATTGGGCAAAACACTGCTCCTGTGCTCCTGAAAATTGCGAACTTTTCTTTGTCTGCACCATAGTGTATTCCCTTAACAATGCTTTCAACTGCATATATATCAGGATGTTTCCCAAGAAGCAAGTCCACACATACAGGCCGCTCAAACTCAATCTTGCTTATCATATTTCCTTAACCTCTATGCCGTGTCGTTCGAGCATTAACTTTCTTTTAATGATATATGAATCGGTCTTAAACCCCTTAGTATCTTCAACTATCTGTCTGCCGTCTTCTATGTAGGTAAAATCCGCCCTGTAGGAACATTCTCTTTCTTTGATCTTTCCATCAACTTTTTGTGATGGTATCAGCACAAACTTTTTTTGTAATTCGAGATCCGATATATGCCCGGCGTTTTCAAGCATTTTAAGCTGTCTATATCTTTCGGCTTCTTTTTTGCTATCAAAAGTTATTCCGTCAACCTTTGTCTTTTTTGCTTTATATTTACTCATAAACTTACCTCTTAGTAGTTAACAGCCTCTTCTCTTGTGATGAAGAAGTGTATTCCTGCGCTACACTCGTTCCATCTGTCCTCATCAAAATCTTCTACTTTCACGACTTCCCCCACTTTGTAAATGAAATTATAGTTGTATTTGCTTCGAGCGCATTGAAACGTCCCTTTTCCACTTACGCCCTCAATACTTATAACTTCGGCTTCAGAACAGCGGCATTTTCGAGTGGTCGCAGAACTTCGCTTTGCGGTTTCTGTTATTCTTAACTTTACTATTACTTCCATATTAAGCGGATATATGTTAGCTTTTTTAAATCCTATAAAGCTCCCTTCTGAAGGGCATACCAATGGACATATATATTGCGGTATATGTTTAGCCCCACACAGGTCGGCTCCATACAGATTAGTTCTATTCAGATTAGCTCCGCTCAGGTCGGTTATGCGCAGGTCGGCTCCATACAGATTAGTTTTATACAGATTGGCTTCACGCAGATTAGCTCCATATAGATTAGCTCCGCGCAGGTCGGCTCCATATAGATTAGCTCTATGCAGGTCGGCTCCACGCAGATTAGCTCTATGCAGGTCGGCTTCACACAGATTAGTTCCACGCAGGTCGGCTCTATATAGATTAGCTCCACGCAGGTCGGCTTCATGTAGATTAGCTCCACGCAGGTCGACTCCACGCAGATCGACTCCACGCAGATCGGCTCTTTTTCCTCCCGCCTTTCCTCTCAGCCATGCTTTGTGTTTTTCCAGAATCACTCTTACATACATCATCTTCACTCCCTCTCCTAAAACGGTATATCTTCGTCAATGGCTGCATAGCCTTGTGGATATGGCTCTTCACTTCCAATCTCCTGCTTCTTGTCTCCCCATTCAAGGAACTCTACTCTGTCTACTACTACGTCAGTTGTATAAACTTTGTTGCCGCCTTTGTTTGTGTAACTGCCTGTTTGCAGTCTTCCCTGAACGCCGACCAATCTGCCTTTTGCAAGGTATTTCTCACAGTTTTCCGCCTGCTTGCCAAAAACCGTTACCCTTGGAAAATCAGTCTGCTTTTCGCCGCCGGCTCTGACAGGTCTGTCGATAGCTATCGTAAAAGTGGCGACCGCCATTTGTGTACCTGCTGTATATCTTAATTCCGGGTCTCTTGTGAGCCTGCCGATTAAAACTACGCTGTTCATTCTGTTCCTCCCAATCTATAGTTCTCTTTACGTGTTATGTTGGTTATAAATTCTCCTGAGCGTTCAACAATTCTGCTTCCAATGGCCTCGTCTATATTCAGTAAGTCGTTTATTGTCTTTTCGCTCGATATAATCGTTGCCTTCCTGCTGTTATACCTGTCGTTTATAAGTTCAAACGCCAAGTTTATATCTCCCTGTGTTACACCACCTTTAAAAAAGTCATCAATGTATAATACTGGTATTTCCGTTAGATTCTTAATCATGTCACCATATACGGATTCATTCACGTTCGCTTTGAGTCTTGAAGCCTCATTTCGCCACAACATATATCTGCATGCAATACCATTACTCAGGAGTTCTTTAACTATGGCTGTGCATATGTGCGTTTTTCCTGACCCGACTTGTCCCCCAATAAAGAACCAGCTACCTGTCTTTATGTACTTTTTAGCTCGCCATGCAAGTCCCTTTTGCCATTGCGTCTCTTCCTTAAAAGTTTCAAAGGTGTAACGTTCAAGCAGATTTTCTATACCACTGTCACGACGCAAATTACTTACTCGCCGTATGCTCATGCAGTTGCAAGGCCTGTATAAATCTTGCCCTTCTACAAGTTCCGCAATCATGCCTTTATTTTTACATATAGGGCAGTCATAGCCTTTTAGATTGCCCTCTGTCTCATTAAAACTTTCAACTGCCATAGCTTCGATGCTACAAGTAGTCGCCGAATTTCTGTCCGGCAAATTTTTCAGGATCGACTCTGTTCTCCTGTTTATCATGGCTTCTCCTTTCCCATGTTCTTACTGCCGCTTTCCAATCTTTCATTCTGTTTTTTCCTATCATCCAGCCTTTGCTTTCGTAGTAGTCCATGAATTGCTCGGGATTAACTCTGTTCTCCCGCAGCTTGCAGTACGCCCTCACTTCTTCGATTTTCGGCGGTATATTATTATTATTTATATCTTTCTTTACATTCTTGTATTTGTCCCGCTCTTGTCCCTCTTCTGTCCCGATGTTGTCCTCGTTTTTGTCCCTCTCATTGTCCTGTCTATCTTGGTATTTGCTGTAATTTTCAATAGTTATTACTGTCCCGTTTACTGTCCCGCCTTGTGTCCCACTTTTTACAACCTTAATCATTTCATCGTCTCTCAACGTTTTAAGGAATCTACTTACTCTATTCTTATCCCAACCCCATCTCTCCGCTAAGAAACGGTAGCTCGCAAATACTTGTCCTCTTTTACTTTCTACTACTTTCCCGTATCGGTATTTTTTATTGTCGCTGTGACTGGCCATGATCAACAAGTCTATCCATGCCTGTCCACATGAGAACGGTTTATCTGCCCACAGCCAATGAGAGGTTATTTGTCTATGTGTTTTTATGAACCCTTGCGCCATCTAATCACCGCCCCCACTGTTGTTTTAATCTTTCAAGTTCTTCCGGCGGCAATGTTTCAATACCCTGCTCTTTGCATTCCGATATGATACCGTCAATCAGCCGTGACATGTTGGCGGTATCATATTTACTGCTGCCCCAGAAAAACCGTATATTTACGTATCCCTCTATCTTGGATTCACCCATGACTATGTGGGAATTGCCCATACCTTGGCTGTCCCACATACGGCATAACTCTTTATATATGTCTTTTCTTACTGGCCGAACGTCGCTTACTCCGTATTTTTTTACGCACTCCTGATAAATCTCCTCGGATGTCGCCCTTAAAGCCTCGGCTAATTTTCCAACCAATACCCAGCAGTAAGCGTTCGCGTCAATGGACCGTTTAAGCCGTTTTTTCTTGATTTCAACCGTATATTCTGCCTCTGCGTCTATTTCCCCTATGCGGTCTAAACACTCGTTTATTTGCCTTATTTGGCCGTGTTTAATAGGTATGACGATTTCATCATAGAGGTAAAGCAGGTTTACTTTTGGTTTAGCTGCGATCTTCATCCTATCGCCTCCGCAATATCATCTATAACAATATCGCCTACAGGCAAGTAGCTTCTGCCGAATATCTGAATAAACTCTTCCCGGCTCCCAAGTTTTCGTTCAAAAGCTATTTGACCGAGCCTCTTTAAATGAAGGTCTATAGCCCTATTGTGATGTGGCCCCATTGCTCCCCTATGATTCTCCGGGAAAAGATACACCTTTAGACCGTACTTCTCGCTGTTTTTTCTGCCCGGATTGCCGAAAAATATATGGTGTTCCTCGGTATATCCGCTTAATCCGGTCAGAAAATCTATGCCTTTTTCGCTATTCATTATTGACTTCATTTTTACTTTCCTCGATTTCTTTTAGGATTATGAGGGCTTTTCCATGCTGTTCTTTGGTCATCTGACCAGTAGCGCCTACTTGTGCTAAAATTTTCTTATAGTCCACTCCCAGCTGCTTGCAGCGGTCTAAGAACGTCTTTTTTTCGCTTTCGGTCGCAAGCTTTGGCTCCGACTGTTGCACTATGGCATTAACTACCTCCTCATAGGAGGCCACAGAACTGTCAATACCTATTCCGCACATACCAAGGGCTCTGCCAACCGCCGAGGTCTCGCAATTCTCTATGTACGACGTTTTATTTATGAAAGAGGAATTTTCTTTCTCGTAGGCGTGCCCCGTTCCTAATATGCTCCCTTCTTTGTCGCATATAGTGGCCTTTATTAAACATATTCCTTCAGTATTGCTCAAAATTTCTGTTATAATTTTGCCGTCAGGGTGAATCATTCTAAAGGCTCTTATCCGCTGATTAACCTCAGCATATTCTTTACCTTTTATATTTGTTGTCTTTATCGTCTCGTTAGCATTTTTAATATCATCGAATTTCATATTCCAACCACCTCATTAGTTCTTCTTTAGCTTCCCACAAGGGTTTATCCGTTACTTCTGCGAACATTATTATCGCAGTCTCGGCTATGGCCGTGAGTTGAGGTCTGCAATACTCGCAGTAGTCCTCTGTCTCCTTCTTAGACTCGCCGCATGAACACGTATCTGCCGGTTCAATCTCTTCACTGCCGCAATGGCCACAAACTCTAAAAACCTCACCATGGGACTCTTCTATGTATTTAATCATTTCATTTTCATGAAAAGTCTTACAGTTATCACACCAATACATCACCATATCACCGCCCTATATACTGTCACATTTCTCTGTGTAGTCTCATCATATGCCTTGCCGATAGCCTTTATTTTTCCTGCTTTTCGCAGTTCCGTGAGCCTCGGCTTGACTGCGTTCAAATCAGAGAATCCCAGCTTATATGCAATCTGTCTTGCGGTCATTTCATGATTTGACATTGCCTTTAAAATCACCCTTTGCCTTGTCTGACGTTCCAACCTGATGAAACTATCCAGTTGACAATCGTGGGGAATTGTACTATACTGTGGTTGAATACTTGTGTCTGCCATGTAGGTTGCCGCCTCGGCAGGCATTTTTTTATCTTCCATTTTCTATCTCCTCTTTTAATATCAGTACGCTTTCTGCATATTCGGTTCGAGTTCCAACAGCCTTATTGAAATCCGCCGTTTTAGTTCCGGCATTATATGCTGTTACTGCCCACTCTATATCATTGCTTTCATTGATCAGTTCCGCCAGTAGATCTATCCCTACAGTTATATTCTGGTATGGGTCTGTCAGGTCTGTTATTCCCAGCCTGTCCATGCGCTGCTGGTGGTGCATAGGTTGAATCTGCATCAGCCCTATGCTGTTGCCGCTGTCGCCGATGGCCGCAGGGTCGTAGTTTGATTCCTGGCCTATTATGGCCAGCACCAGAGGCATGTCCACTCCGTATGCCTCGCACAATTCTTTTATATGTAACTGCGAATCAGCCTCCAGCGGTATGTCGTACAGTTTGTCCGTCGGTGCTACTTTGATTTTGGTAACCTGTATATTTGTTATTCCTTCCGCTGTGTCTACAGGCGGATGTGAAAATGCGATTGCTACTAACAGAATCACCCCTATAAATATCAGTGTCCAGAGGCTCGCAAATACCTCTTTTATGCACCACAGCACACCTCCTTTTTTTATCCTATATTTTTTCATTAGTCATCGCACCTACCCTCCTAATATATGGCATTCGCCACGTCTCTATCTTGCTGGCTGCTCTATGTATCCCGCTATGGCTGCTGCTACATCGTCTACCAGATACTGTTTGGTTTTTTGATCTCTGACAAAGGGCAGGCCTTTCAATGTTTTTATCGTCCTATCGTTTCCCCATCTCATGACCTTTTTGACTTGATTCTGAGTAATGACGATGGAGCCGTTAGTTACTCCCATCAATTCTTTTTTTATTGATGATTTATTCATTTTGTCTTCCTTTCTTTATCTATTTCTCCTTTTTTAATTCTGTTATATTCATAGATGTTCTCCTTTGTGTTGGATTGAAAATTATTCATGTTGATAAGTAAAAAAAATATCCCCTATCGCCACACCAAATAGCTCCGCTACGGCACAAACCTTGCTCAGCGCAACATTTGAGATGTCCCTTTCCCACGCATTATATGTAGTCAACGAAATGCCCAATTTCTGAGCTGTCTCTGCCTGTGTCCAGCCTTTTCGTGCCCTAAGTTCTCTTAGTGTAAACTGCATTCTTAATCTCCTTTCTTTTTATGTTAACATCATATTACATGAAAATATTTCATGTGTCAAGCGTTTATTTGAAAATTTTTCGTATTTTTTCAAAAAAAATTAAATTATACTTGAAAATCCATAATGTTGATGTTATACTTTTTTCAAAGAGAGGTTTGTTATGATTTTTGCAAAAAATATTAGATATTTGAGGAAAAGAGCCAATATGTCCCAAGAAAGTCTCGCTGAAAAACTTGGATATAAGTCATACACAACAATACAAAAGTGGGAAATGGGAACATCTGAGCCGCCCCTTAAAATAATTTCAGAAATGGCAAGTATTTTTAATGTTGATGTAAATGACCTTGTTCATTCTGATTTATCAGTTCCGGTAACCCAACACTCCCAACCTAACCGTATTCCCGTCCTCGGTTCTGTGCCGGCTGGAGTCTCAATAGACGCCATAGAGGATATTGTAGATTGGGAAGATATACCCACAGAATGGTTAAATGGCGGCAGAGAATATTTCGGCCTCAAAGTCAAAGGTGACTCCATGTATCCTAAATACATGGAAGGCGACACTATAATTGTGAGAAAAGAAAATGACTGCGAAAGTGGTCAGGATTGCGTGGTATATGTAAACGGATATGACGCTACGCTTAAAAAAGTAATAAAAAAACAAGACTGTATAATTTTGCAGCCACTCAATCCTGTATATGACCCTAAGATTTATGATTATAATGATGAAGATAATCCTGTCATTATAGCTGGCGTTGTTGTAGAGATTAGAAGGACGGTTTAAAATGGCATTTAAATTGTCAATGTTTCCAGAAGCTCAAAAAGACTTAGTAAGCGGTATTCCAATATCACACGTGGCTGTAAAATTGAAATCATTACCACAGTATGAAACAATCCCTTTAAAGCAATTGAAGACTGATTTGTTCAATTATAACACCTATTTAATGGCAGAAAATTCAATTCGGCCATTAGCGGAAGACTATATATATTATGAATTATCTGCCATTATTGATGAAAAAACTTGTCCTGTATGTCATAAAATGAATGGCAAAATTTTTAAAATCTCAGAACGACAAGCAGGTGTTAATTTCCCACCGTTATGTGACCACTGCCGCTGTACATGGCTTCCATATGTGGAAGATTGGGACAAGTGGACAGAGGAGTACAAAGAGAAACACTCAAAAGAGGGTAAAAATCGCAGAAGGATTTTCAATTTGTTTAAAAGAAAATAAATCCTTTCAATCTCAATGATATTAAAGGAGAACGTAAAATGAAAAAATCTATCTTTAAAAAGTGGCAGTTTTGGTTAATCGTTTTCTTAACTTTTGTTTTAACTGCTGTTATTGTGATAATTACCAGTGGAGGCGCCGTAATATCTGATTCTCCTAAAAATGAACCCGTAATTAGCGAACAAGAATCTCAGACATCCATTGAGGAAGATAATAAGCATGCTGCATGGGATGCTGTAGACTATTATTGCCGCGAAACGAAAGAATGGTCAGCAACAGAATTTAATCTGAAAAAAGTTGAAATACAAGACAATCAATATTATGTATATGTGAATCGTGATATGGTTGACGGGAGCACTGGAATATTCTTATATATTGTTGAGCCGATAATCACTAACGATGATGGAAGCGTTGATCAATTTAGATTGGTTGAAGACGTAGGCTATCTTGTAGAGTAAATCTAACTTAATAGTCTATAAAAAAGCCCTCCATTTGCTCGTACATTTAGATTAATTATTGATAACTATGAGTTGCCACTTTTCATAGCATACGATTCATAATACTGTATTTTAGCTGAAGAAGTAGGACACTATCAAACAAGCCACGGAGATATTTTAGACCAAACATCATTAGAGAATCAAAAACAGGAGTTAAAGGCTCGCCGCTGGGCTAATGATTATTGTAAAAGCATAAAGGACGGTAAAAGCAACAAACAAAAGAAAGCAGAGCAGTTGATATTAAATGGATATGACATTTTAATACTACCCGAAAATGAATTTTATGAAATTATAATATCTAAATAAACAAAACCCCTGCTCTCGCAGGGGTAATGTATAAAGAGCTTGCATGGCACAAACCCTGATTCGCACTCATATTGTACCATGCAAGCTCTAAAATTGCAAGTTTTAGAGCATTTTTATGCCCAAAAATGGAGGTACAATATGAAAACATATAAATATAGGCACAGGGAAATATACAAAGACGTACCGATTGACATCAAAGCAGACACGTTGTCTTCTCTCACCGATAAACTCCAGAAGCGCAAAATTCAAATAGACAAGCAATTCTTGGATCCAACTACCAAATTAAAAGGCTTCGCTGAAAGGTATCTGGAAACATATAAAGCAAACATCGTCTCCTCTTCGTGGTATGACGATATACAAAGGATAACGTACAACAAAATCGTTCCCGGCATAGGAGATAAGCCCGTTGGACGAATAAAGCCTATCGATATACAGATGTTCTTAAACTCGTTGACGGGATATGCGGACAGTCATATAAAAAAAATCTATGATCTTACATGTCAACTATTCAGATATGCGTACAAGAATGGATTGACTTCTTACGACTTTACGCTCGATTTAGAGCGACCAAAAGGCATAAAAGGTAAAACAGGTCGAAGCATAACAAAAAATGAGCGAAAAGTCCTTTTAAGGGTCTTAAACGGCCACCGTGGAGAGCTATTCTGCAAGATAATGTTATACTGTGGACTTAGACCGGGCGAAGTATGTGCCCTGTTATGGAAAGACATAGACCTGGAGAGTGGCATAATTGACGTCAACAAGGCGCAGAAAAAAGACGGAACCATTGGCGAGCCCAAAAGTAAAGACGGAATAAGGAAAGTCCCTATTCCCTCTCATCTTATTGAAGAACTAAAAACAAAAAAGGGGTTGCCATTTAGTTTGGTTTGTCCTCAGATAAACGGCTCCCCACATACGGAATCAAGTAGAAAAAAGATGTGGAATAATATAAGAAGGCTCATGAACATAGAAATGGGTGCAAAAGTCTTTAGGAATAAGCTGATTCCACCGCTGCCTTTGGCAGATGATTTCACCATGTATAATTTACGGCATACATATTGCACCGATTTGGAAAAGGCGGGCGTGCCGATAAATATCGCTCGTCAGCTCATGGGCCACTCTGATATTTCGATTACTTCAAAAATTTATACCCATGCTTCAACCGAATCAATGGACATAGCCAGGGGCTTAATAAACAGCATGGGAAACACTATGGGAAACAATGCCGAAAATTATTGAAAAATAGCCATTTTTATTATGACTCTTAATCAGGGTGTCCAGGGTTCGAACCCCTGAAGATGCACCACGCTAAAACCCTTGAAATTTCAACATTTTCAAGGGTTTTTCTTTTGACATTTTTCGTTTATTTTATGTTTTAAAACTCCTCTTTTTTCCTCGGTTTTCCCAGAAAAATGGGAAAAAAAGTGGGAAACTTTTGCCCCTTGATATTTTTTAAAAATTTGAAATTATTTTTGAAAAAGTATTGACAATTCACGGAATCCGTGATATTATATAATTACAGAAAGGAGGTGAGAGAAAGATGGATATAATAAAATCCCTGATAGACTTGAGCACATCGGTTTTGAGCCTAACCGCTTCGCTGATTGCGCTCAAAGTCATCAGGGATGACAGGGGGAAGAAGCAATCTTCCCCGCCCCTCTGGGGGTATATATATTATATCACCATCTTTCAAAAATGCAAATGGTTATAAAAATTATAAGTTTATGTGTAAGTGTTGCCGCTTTTGTTATTTCTATAATAGCATTAAGCAAGAGTAAAAAGAAATAGGAGAAAATTAGAAATGAGCGATAAACTAAGAAAAGCGAGAAAAGCTGCGGGATTGACGCAGTTGCAGATGTGCAAAAAATTCCAAATCCCTAAAAGAACATTGGAAGACTGGGAGTATGGAGCAGGCAAGTGTCCTGTCTATTTAGAAAATTTATTATTGAAGGAGTTGAATAATATGTATTGCGAAAAGAGAGATCTGTATTACATCAGAACTAACGGTTATGATTTTGTATTATCAGACGATGGCGAGGTGCGCAGAGTCCTGACAGACGAAAAGGATCCGACCATGCACGACGTGAGACCAACAAAGTATTTAGCTGCTGTTGTGGACGACAGCAGCTGGGAGGTCTATGAGGAAACGGCAGAGGATCTGATCTCAGAGGGTGAGGTTCTCGCAAAAATGCTTAACCGGACAATCTTAGTTTAAAAAAATCTAATCTTTTTTCAAAAAAGCGTTGACAATTCCCGACATTCGTGATATTATATAATTACAGAAAGAGATACGGAGGGGAAAAATGAAAGAGAATTTCACAGTAAAATCCTTAGCAAGCGGAAAAGAATTTAATATTTCTTACGAATATATGGAAAAAATGCAGGATAGAGAAATTATGAGCGACGGTATCAGTCTTGGATTTCAAAAAGAAGTGTATATAAAAGAAGAGTTATTCGTCGAATTTAACGGAAATATGTATAAAGGGTTTATACATAAGCTCTTCGATTTAGACACAGGAAAAGCGGCTGAAATTTGCAGAGAGTGCGAAGCGGATACCTACATACGCGCATCTGTTGGGGATAAGTATTTATTAGTCGTTCTTGGCACAGATGATATCGCAAAATTTGATGAGATAAAGACCGCTGCATCAGACCCTGAAGTAAGAGCATATAAAAAGGCTGAACATGAGACAATGGAGGCCGAAAGAAAAACGTCTGCTGAGGAAATTATAAGGGAGGCAGAAAAAACCGTAAGAAATGAAGATGGAAGCCTGACGAAAGAAGAGGCCTTAGCCGCTGCGGAAGAAGAATGGCTTCATATGTGCGATTCTGATAAAAAGTCGTATATAAAAGACCCTGCTGGCGTGTTCATAGTAGGCCTTGTATGGGCAGAATATGATGAGGATGGCGAAGAATGGATGAGTGCAGGCTATACTGATGAAACTCAGGGGCTCGATGGCTACTTAGAAGTAGCGAAGGATTTTTTAGAAGATAAATAAAAAGTGGGGCACTCAGCCCCACTTTTTCAGAAAAAGTACCCCATGGCCATGCCTATAACAGCCGTGACTATATACCCTATAGCCTTACGCCACATTTCCCCATCTCGATTCTCGAGAACTTCGAGGCGTTCGCCGTGCTTGACTTGTTCCTTTACTGTCATCTCTATGCTCTGAGCTAACTTCTCGACAGATATCGTCAGAGAGCTGATCTGTTTTGTATTCTGTTCCAGCAGCTCTATGCGTTTATCCTGTCTTTTCCCTTCCGCTTCAAGGCGGCGGCGGAACTCTTCGTGCTCCGCCCTGGTTATCGGTGAATCCATGTCTTTCCTCCTATAGATCTGCTTTTTTGACGAATCCAGTCACCTGTCCTGCGACTCCAACCCTATTCTTGGCGTTAGTTATTCTATATCTGCCGTTCAGCTCTTTGCCGTCCCATAGGTAATATGTACCGGTTACTTTTCCCGCCGGACTTGCGGCCGTTGAGCTGCTATACAGTGGACAGTTCGTCAATTTAAACGCCTGACCCCTGTTATAGGTCTTAGGAACTTCCGTTTTTACGCCCATCAATTCGTTTACTTTCGCCTGCACAGCTGCATAGTCATATCCTGCGGCGGTCAGACGCTTCTTTCTGTCGTCTCCATTGCCCCACTTTCCGGCTAAAACTTCTTTTGCGATGGTCTCAATTGACTTCGCCGGGGATTCTTCCGGTGCATTTCCGTCTGAAAACGCTACATCAAAATATTTACATATGCCCTGCGCCAGTGCTTTTCCCACGCTCTCCGAATCGTGGATAAAACTGTCTACGTCGGTCTGGTTAGTGTGAAAACCAAGTTCGCAGTAAAGTGTCTTGGCTTTCGGGGTCTTAATCTCTGTCAGTTCAGGCCTTGCTGAAAAATGCGCCTTTACTCCTCCCGGATATATCGCTTCAAGGAATGGCGCCACGGCATTATATATAGCTCTGTATGCGGCATTATCCTGATAGAACATGAAGAGAAGATATCTGGCCGAGGCTCCTGCGGCGTTGGTATGGATAGGCACGTAGAGAGAGGCTCCCTTGCTGTTGGCCTCCTGACATCTTGTCGCCATGTTCTGGGATGTCTTTCCTATTATAACATCGAAACCGCTGTTTTTAAGGTACTTTGCGCATACTTCGGCTATAGGCCTTGTATGTTTGTCCTCGTAACAGTCCGGTCTTAAACATTTATTCTGTCCTGTTCCGTGGTTAGACGGGCTTAGATATATCAATTTTGCCATCTTATTTCTCCTTTGTTCCTTCTATGAAATTTCTAAATAATTCGTACATACCGGTTGAGGCGAGGCCTGAGATTATACCGCCTATGATAACTTCCGGTGCTATGATCCAGTCGTTTATCCACAGGTTAAACGCTATGCCGATGACCGATAGGATCAACGGTATATATTTATTAGGAATGAACTGCAGGGAATGTTTTATCACGTAACCCACCGCCAAGCAAAACGCCACTACTCCGACTACTAAATAGTCTGCCAAAATTCCAATATCCATTTTCTTTTCCTCTCTTTCTTTTTAAATAGAAAAACAGCCCGTAAAGAGCTGTTTTAAAGTTTTAGTTGAAATTTTAATTTTTTTGTGATATATTGATGTCAAGAGGAAACCGCTAAAAACGGTTGGCCTAAAACGGGATTGCCGCCTTAGTTCCCAGCTTTGGCGGCTTTTTTCATGCTTACAGTAATCCTGAGTACCCCTTTGGAGTATGTAACAGTTACCCTAACCATATAGGCTCCTTTCTCCCCTTTTGAGGTTAGATCGGGGCCAACCGCTTTCGCTCGTCCTCTTGACTTTTCTATTATATCAAATTTTGGGTAGCTTTACTACCTCTTTTTATCTATGCAAGCCCGGTAACGTAAAATGATATTATTCCGGTCCAAGACATTGATAGGCTGCCCAGCGGCCTGAAGGAAATCTCCGTGGTTGTAATATTTGAAATGTTAACTGTAACCAATCCACTCTCTCCGTTTGCGGCAGCAATAGCATGTAAATTGGATTGAAATCCAATTGCTGAAGGTATTTCTAAATCAACATTGCTATAATACGCACTTCCACTTTGCGATGTTAGTGAATATGTAGTCTTTTCAGTCGGCCTATACCACGCCTCTATGAATCCGCTGTTCCACTTTCTATACCGCCAATTGCCACTAACTCCCTGCTGTTTAACATAATCAACAATCCCCATATTAGACATAGCCTCGCTGCCATCTATGTATGACGGTAGTGACCTGCCCTGTCCGTCTGAGAACAAAAATCCCCGATCGAAGGAGGACAGCGTTTCAAGCGAAGAGCCGTTATTGCCGTAACCGATTAGACCTACCTGTTGCCCAATGTTAGCAGTTCCCGTCCCGCCGTTGGCTAACCCTATAACGTCTCTGCTGTTAAATGTCTTCTCCCACGCCGTCCATGTCTCTCCGTTGCTGGCTGTGTGACGTTCGTACTTGTCTCCGTCGAGATCATACAGTTCCTGTGTTTTATATGTACCGCCAGTAAACAATGCAGTGTTAGATACATATAACTTAAACGTCTGTGTGGTGGGGCAGTTTTTTAATGTCGCAACCGTTGCCGGTGCGGTACACCTATAGTTACCTGTATCAATTATGGTGTTCAGGTCTGTATCAGCCGCAATGGGTGTGCCTGAAACTAATGAATACGTCCCTCCTGCGGCTTCGGCGGCGTCGTTGGCTCTGTCGGCTGCGTCATTAGCCGCCTTAGTGGCTTTTTCCGCTTCGTCTGCTGCCTCGCCTGCTGTAGTGGCTGCGTTGCTGGCTTGTGCGGCGGCTTCTCTTGCAGTCCTTGTCGCACTATTCGCAGATTCGGCAGCGGTATTAGCCTCTCCGGCTGCACTGTTCGCTGATTCAGCGGCGGTATTGGCCTCGCCTGCCGCTTTGTTCGCCGATTCCGTAGCTGCGTTAGAATCAGCTACAGCTTTTTGTGCCTCCTTTATCAGTTCGTCCAGTATTCCGAACTCATTAGACGACTCTATGGCGCTGTCTGATATCAGGTTTCTCTCAATTGCAAATTCCAATATGAATGAGACGAGGATATCGTCACCTATTACTACCTGAATTTGGCCTGCCTGTTTTCCGTGTTCCGCAAATGTCTGAGCCGTAGGTTTTAGGATAATATTCTGCCCGTCTATTTCACAGCTGTTATATATTTCTAAACCGCTTGGTTTCTTCAGGTAGAAACGCGCTTCTGCACCTGAAGGTATCGTATAATCCTCGATGCTGAAAATTATAGGAATTTCGTTTGAGTATTGTACATAGTGGATTTTAACAGGTGGCTGCCATGTTACCACTCTTACGCTTATATTTTTACTTTCCATACTTTGTCTCCTACCCATTGTATGTTCTCACTAATAGGCCTTCGTTAAATACACCTCTGACACCATTTCCTAAAATAATATCTGCACTTAATCCTCTGACAGTTGCACCGGTTTCCGGGTCCTCTGTGAACATCCGACCTTTAAATGTTAAATTGCCATTGATATTCATATTCCCACCAAATGTGGCCTGCTGCGAACTACTATTTATTGTCATGATTGCACGTCTTGCTCCCCCTGATTCATACCCGATAACTATGTTTTTGCCTGCTGCTGCCCAGAGGCCCAAGGTGGCAGTTCCATCAGTTGCCTGGAACCCATTTAAATATCCTGCTAATGTTCCGGATCCATATCCGAATACCTTTATCACATTGTCCTGAATTTCTATGCTTGGTTGCCCGTTACCAGTAAACTGTTTGAATATACCAGCAAGATTCAACTCTCCCGTATCCAGATTCCAGTAGGATTTTCCATCTTTATCTGAAATTAAACCGGCTACAATTATATTCGCTATCAATCCGCCGGCAGTGAGGGCTGTTGTCCAAATCCAGTCGTCATTTGCAGCTGTCCGCTGCCGGCTGATCTGCAGCCCCTGGGTCCCTATTGATAACGCACCAAAGGTTTCACTATCTGGGTCCAGGTCTTCAAACAGTATAGCTCTGACATCTTGTTTTTTGGCTACAGTGTTTTGTAGCCGTAGTTGACTCCACACCCCGTCTATGAATCCTTTGATTTGCTCCGCGACCACGGAACCGTCCGGACGAATGGCGGAGTCAATCCTGTTGACTGACGATGTAACGTTATTAAAATAGTTATACTCGGCTTCGCCTATGACTACGCTATCGGTCTTTTTAAGAACTGAATCATACACTAATTCAATAACCCGTGCTGATGTCTCAATTCCTAAGTGATTGTTGATACAATGTATTGTGTCACCAAGACCAACAGACTCAAGAATTGCGTAATCTTTATACTGCTCTGTATTTTGCAATAGTACCATGTCAGCTTTTATGGTTACTTTTGGCTTGTCTAATCCAGAATCATATTGACTTTCACATTTTCCCTTTAACGCAGTGTCGAGTTCTTCCTGTGTGTCGCAGATAATAACGCCATTAGCTTCGTCGTCCTCTGAGGCGTCCTCTCGCATTTTCACGTCGTCAAATGTTATCGTGGCAATTTTAATTGTAGGATAGCTATTTATCAGCGGACTGTCTACATAACCGTTGTTAGTCATTGTATATCCGTTATATGCTTTCGGATATATTCGAGTAATAACGTCTCTAATATCTACTTCCTCACTAAATCCGTTTTCAGAAACATTTTTTCCATATCTCAATTCTACTCCATTATCTTCTCCTATACGATCGTTAATGATAACCATAAAATTATCAAATAGGATCTCACCACCCCAGCGATTTATGAACGAGTTGTCGTCAGAGCCATTCAACGCCTCCATTAAATTTTTGAATTGATAATATGCGGTAGCCCTCTTTAATATATTAGAGCTGCCTGAATACTTGTTGTTTAATGATGTCATTATATCTATAGCCTCTTGACCTGTCTTCTGAGTTGGTCTTGAATCTATCAAAAAACAGTCATTCGTAGAATCCATAAATATAGGATATCCTATTGCTGTTATCTCAATGTCTGTTTTGGTTACGTTCTTTATTCTGAATAATTGATCTCCATTAAACGACGGTGACTTAACGACCGCTTCTTCCTTAATATATTTCCAGCGATCTTCAAGGTCAATTGGATGACTCATTGAAAATGACCAACTGCCATTTAATTCTGCCGAAATTAAGAAAGAAGATGGAGTTAGCGTAAAGTCGCCATTCTTCTCATAGTTTTCATTATTTGATTTATAAAGTTGTATCATACTTCGTACCCCCAGTTTGGAATTATAGTAAGTGCAGATGCAGTAGTCGCGAAATCATTTTCACCTTCTTTCAGACGCAATGCTTCGTAGTCTCCCCTCACTGCAGTATTTTTTAATTCTCCATTTTCCTGATATGCAATCATCAAATCTGTGTCTATAGTCAAGTTTCCTTCAACATTTACAGTCATCAAATTTCCATTAACCGATAGTTTACACTCCCCGTTCCCTGTTATTTTATATATTGGATTCGAAGGTGCATAAGGGTTCAATAATATTGGTGTTGTTTGCTCTATAGGAATAGTTCCGCTCTTCAAAAATTCGTATGGCATACACACAAACGATACTGTAAATCTTCCGTACTTTCGCGTTTCTCTTTCAACACTATTGTAATTAACTTTTAATACCTTATAAAAGCAATTCGGATTGTCTGAAAAGGTGAGGCGCCCTGTACCTTTTAACCACTCTTTAAGTTGGTGGATCTTTGGCATAAATTCACGCTCTAAAATTGAAAAAGTAACCTCTACAACAAGATTACTTTTATATATATCCCTGCTTACCAGTTCTCCAATTCGTCCTACTACAGGAATTGTATTATAACTTTTCTGCGCTCCGCTATATGTAGCATAATTATATAATATAATCCCGAAATCAATACTGTTTCGATTATTAAACTGCATTACAAGTGGGTTCATACCAATTTCCCTTTCATTATCATATTATTTCGCTGTTGATTAGTGATTTTTTTGATAGTATGATTAGCGGCTTTTTCCATAAGGGGAGTTCCATCTAACGTGGTTTGATTGTAAACATTTATAACAATTCCATCCAGTATACTTTCAATGTCAATGGTTCTGGTGCTGTAATTCGCTTTAGCTGCTTCCCTTGCGTACTGAATACTTATATCATGTGGGATAACTTGAGACCCATTAGGCAAGTTAACCAATTCTCCTTTTCCTCCCTCGTTCATGTAGGCGAGTCCTCCCTGCCAATCATCGGTTCCGTTTTTTAAATATGGTATCTTAGGAATATCGAATCCAAGCTTTTTGCCTGGAAAAACAGGCGACCAATCAGGTATAGTTATAGATATCTTATTTAAACCCCCTATAACACCGTTTACTAAACCTATTATAGCGTTTAAAGGGGCTGCTGCCACAGCTTTAAGCCCATCCCATATTCCTGAAAAGATCTCCTTCACGCCATTCCACGCTTTCTCCCAATCCCCAGTAAATATGCCAGTCAAGAAATCTATCACTCCACCAAATACGTCCGAGAAAATACTAACTACTCCACCTATGGTGCTTCCTATTCCCTCAACTAATCCAGCTATGGCGCTTCCTATTAAAGTAATGAATGGTGATACTATCTGGAGAATAGTTCCTATCACGTTACCCACAATTCCTGCTATTTCACCTATTTCTTGCCCTATAGTTTGTATAATTGGCATTATTGCATCAAAAAGACTTTGCAGAACGGGTAACACTGCAGCGACTACAGACATAACTCCATCCCTAAAAGTTTCTGAATTTTTCCACATAAGCATGATGGCGGCAGCTACAGCGGCTATAGGGCCTAAAAGAGCCGTGATCTTTGGCCCCATCATGCTTAATGCAGTAGAAATGGATCCTGCAATTTTTAAAATTGGCCCCAAGGCAACTATTCCGGCACCTCCGATAGCTGTAAACCTGCCTAACGCTCCCTCTGTAGCTTTATTCATTTCTTGAAATGATGATATAAAGGATTTTATCTTTTCAACTGTTTTAGCAAAAAATTCTCCAAATACTTTGCCCAAATCAGCAGCCTTAGCCTCGAGAGGCTCCAATACATTCTTTCTCAAATCTATAAGAAGTTCTCTGACCTGCCCTCCAAATGTAGATGCGTCATCTGATGACCCCAAGAAATTGGCCCCAATTCTTGAAATGGAAGCCATCATATTATCTATAGCGCCTGAAAGAGTAGCATCGCCCATGGCGACCGCTGCTCCATTGATATGTGTCTCTACTGCACTTTGAAACGTTGCGAGGCTAATTTCTCCATCACTTGCGAGCTCGAATATTTCTTCTGCGGTCTTTCCGGTTTCATCAGCTAAGTATTGATATATAGGGATACCCTTCTCCGCCAATTGTTGAAGCACTTCATTATTAGCCTTTCCTTGGGTAGCTACCTTATTAAATATCGCACCCATACTCTCCATATCAGTGCCTGCAACGGCGGCGGCATCAGCAACACTTGTTAAATATTGCTGCAGCTTTTTTCCTGGTTCTATCCCTGCTGCAACAGCAGAAGCGGCAGTCGTTGCCGCCTCATCCATGCCAAATGCGGTGCCCTTCACCGATGCCATTGCATCAGCCATTATTTGCTCGACATCTTCCGCTGTATTCCCTATAGCTTGTAATTTTGCTCTGGCGTCGTCAAGCGCAGTGAGCCGGCTCCATCCCTTTACAAGTGTTATACCAGCAAGTGCTGTTCCAGCAGCTAATGCAGGTTTAGTGATTGAGTTAGTAAGTTTGCTTCCCAAGTTGGACGAAAGCTTTCCAATATTACTCAAAGATCGTTCTGCACTTGATATAGCTTTTTCAAAATTGGAAGCATCCCCTGTTATCTTTGCACTAAGTGTAAAATCAGCCATCTCAACCTCCCCTCTTTAATCCATTAGCTTGATATATTTTTGCAATCCAGCCTTTCCCTTCTTTTTTGTCAATTATTGTTGCAATTTTAACACTTCCATCTTTCAATTCCTTATCGACAACTTCATTTTGCTTCTTTAAGGGTTTCAATGGCTTTTTTCGTTTTGGCCTATTCACGTTATATGTAGCCGTAAATACAGAATTATACATTAGCATTGTGTCTGATGCATATTTACTTTCAAATGCTTTGTAAATAAATACCCTTTGGCGAGGTGTTAATTCACAATAATCGGACCATGAATATCCGAAATTGACCACAAAAAAGGCAAAGTCAATGTCCTGAAGATATGGCTTTGCCAGTTCTTTGTATTGCTTATCCTCTTTGCCGCTGAAGTATTCAAACTCTGTCAATCGGCCTGGAAGAAAAAAGGGCAGTCCCTCTGGATTGCCTCAACAATCTGTTCAAGTAACAAGGCGTATCCTATCCGTTTCAAAACGGGCATAAAAGACTCACTTGCAATTTTTTCTCCTGCATAAGAACCATCTTCTTTGCGCAATCCATGTATAAATAATGTTCTTAAATCAGTTATACTAACAACGCCCTTGTTATTTATCAAAATAGAAAGTAACGGTTTTCCTACTTCCTTTTCGATTTTTTCAACTCTTGGAACTGTATATTTCAGGCTATATTTTTTATTATTATATTCTATCATTTTTCACCTCTTATTTTACGGTAATTGTGGCCGTCCCAGCTTTGAGAGCTTTATTTTCTGAATCTGTCTCTATTATCATAATCTGTTGCCCTCCAACGGCTGTTATTTCCTCAGATCCATCCCATATAGTAGCCATGATGGTTTCGCCATATGAAGGGTATGCTATGGGAGCGTTCCCCGTTTTATAAAAATATTTGTCAGAATCTTCAAGACTCGGATTTATATATATAGCTGTCTTCCCCACTGTTTCCCCAGCCACAGAGACAACTGTCAACCTCTCCAGTGATGCCGTATCTTTAGGCATGATATCAGGCTCTTCTGGATTTTCCATCAGGTTTGCTAATGCGCCTACCCCCTCAAGGGTAATCGAATATGTTACTGAATCATCATATGGAGCTTCTATTGGATAATCTGTGATGACTGCAAGACCTCCAAACATACCCATCTGTTGTTTAATATTAACCACCTTTATACATACGGGATCTCCGTCCTCAAAGGCTTTCGAAAGGACAGTATGTGACTTGTCACTTAGTGTATAAATACCATCACTGTCTATTGACCATTCCTTCATCCCTGCAACTTTTGACACCCAACCACCCTGAGTGTCCTTAGATGTAGCATCTATGCTTTCAGCTGAGCGATTAAGTGTAAAACTTTGTTGTCCTGCTATAGCCAGCAGGTTATCTCCATTGATATCATAAACGCAAAGCAAAATATCTTTTCCCGCCATTGCCTTTGCTACAGTAGATTCAAAATTACAATAATTATTTGTCATATTTACCTCCTTATTTACATTTTAAGCCGTATGAAATTGTGAAATCATACGACAGTATAGCGTGTTTTTCGTTCGTTTCATCTGTCTGAATAGCCTGAACGCCGTTATCTGATTGAATGGCCAAATAATACGGCTCCGGCAATTCGATTTCTGTTGATAATGCCTCCTGCAATTGCTGAATCAGCTCGTTTATCTGTGCCGAAGATACACTTGTTCTGCTTTTCCCCGGCTCTGCGATTGCATGAATATACACATTAACTCTATCCCTGTAATTCGTTTTTGTGTTGTTTGGCGTAACACGAATAACCTCGGCAAAATAAAACGGGCTCTGAGCGTTTTCCGGCACCGCATCATAACATCGCAGCCCTGTCTGCTCTTCGACCCGTCTAATAATAATTGACAGAAGGCAATTTAAACTCAGTTTCTTATACATTTCGTTTCACCTTGTTCAGCTCTTTTATCAGATCTTGTTTATATATTGGCCTCTGCGTGTCAACGTTGTCTTTCAAGAAATGCTGACCTTTTACAAATCCGCCGCCCGCGGTCCTGTGGCCATATTCAACATGTGGCGCATACTCTTTTGTGTAGCCCATCTCGTCGCCCTGAACTCCCGACGACTCTCTCAGCTCTCCGGTATCTACAGGAGTTCCTCCCGGCTGTCCTGCTCTCCTTAAAAGCTCTGTAGTCTGCTTTTTTACCACTGCCTCAAAGCTGATACTGCTAAGCTCCCTTAAGGCAGCTTCCAGCTCCGGTAAACCTTCCCATTCTACTTTTACCATCGCTACTCCTTATATGCTTTAACTTGAATTACTGTATATCTTGGCAAAAGATTGATTTTCTCTGTGATTTCCTGCTTGATTCCGTCAATTTCCGCCAGCGCACAGGCGGGAAATGAAGCAAAGGAAATGGGAATTGCAAATCTCTGTTCGCTCCTTGTCACCTCTCGCCCTTCAAGCGCTATCTGCTCATCAGTCCAAGGTGTATATCTCGCATACGTTTCCATGACTTTCACAGGTTCGCAGATAGGATTTCCGAGAACGTCTCTGCCTGTTTCGCTCAGCTCATAAAGATTGCATCGTTTCCATATCACAAGAATTTCACCACCTTGCCGCTGTTTCCACCAGCAGCCTGTTTACTCTTCCAATCTAATATTTCAATATCATACTCAGCCAATATGTCATCTACAAATGATGTTGAAATATTGGCAACTCCTTCAGACGAAATTCCCTCATAGTAAATGCGACGAATCATTTTCACTGTAGCGTCAACACATACAGATTCAAAAAGAGGCGGGAGCGAATCAACTCCCAGCCTCAAGCAAAGGCGATCTGATACAGTAACAATGTATTCTTTAATCTGAGTTTCCGTAAGCTCTGTTTGTGGAAGTCTAATCTTTAACCTTGCCAAAAGCTCGTTCATTTTACACCTCTTTCCCCAAACCTAATCAAGTCAGTTATAAGGGGATTATTCCCCCAGCACTACGGTTGCGGAACCCGCACCTGTGGCCTTGAAATAGTCGTCACATTCAACCACAGTAAGCACTTGCTCTTTCTCTGCCGGAATATCCGCTCCAGCGGTAAATTTAGGCCAATTCTTGACATTCTGACCATAATCAACAGCTAACGCGCTGCTCGACAGTTTATATTTCAGATTGTTAGTGGTACTACCGCTTACGCTTGCCTTCGTTGTGTCTGCTAATGTTCCTGCCGAAGGTGTAACAGTGATTGTCGCGAGCTTTGTAGCATTGGTTATTGTGGTTACCGCTATCGCATTCAGATATTCGGCAAAAAGAGTCATGCCCATTAGAGCGAATGATTCTGACTGCGCTCTTTGATAGTTGCCTTCGGTGTGAAATCCTATATATGGGACCTGCGCGTCAGTCGTGTAAGCAAGGCCCGCTCTTGCAAATTCAGAATCGCCTGGGTCTACGTAGTAAACAACGATATTGTTTACAGGTGTGGCAATTACTCTGCCCTGAGGTATTTCCGACGAAAAGAACATTATATCTGCACCGAGGAAGTTTTCGACATAGTCCATGCCAAAAGCGGTTTGAACAGTAATCTGCGCACCTCCGAGATATTCGTAAACATCAAGAGTATTTGCGAATACCGCTACGCTTGTAGCTGCTTTATGCATTTTCTTAAATGCGTCTTTTACTCTTCCTATGGACATAGCTACAGCCATCTGAAAATTACTTTCCTCTGACGTGAGCTGACCTGTAAGCAGGAAGTTATAAAACTGTGCCAGAACCTCGTCCTGAAGTTGAACTTTAAACTCTTCGTCCGTCATACCTACGGCTGTCTCAAGACCGTATTTTTCAATAGCTTCTATTGTAACAGCTTTTCTGTACTTCTGGAGCTGAATAGTTGAAAAATTAACAGCTTCAACTTCAAACTGTGACAGCGGAATTATATCTCCCTCGGCTACAATTCCGCTCTGTAGTTCTCCCGTTGCCTTTTTGGCTGTGAGCGTAGATCCATTAGCTTTTCTAATGGGTCTCGAAATGCCCATTGCCTCTGTAAGCGCCGTTATTTCGCGGCCGAAGGAGGTAACAAAATCTACCTCTCTTGGGTTTATATTAAACTGCTGCGTAGTAATGAGATTTTCTTCTGCTGCGAAAATCTGTAATTTGTTTGCGTTAACCATTTTTTCCTCCTCTTATAAATAATTCTGGGTTTTCGGCAATCATTTTTTGCCTTGTTTCTCTGTCTTTGACTTTTAAAATTTCCTCACGGGTGATTCCTTTGCCTGCGGCCCCCACCTTTGGCGTATTGCCTTTGAGAACCTCTTTTATACCGTTTTGCACCGCTTCCTTATAAACTTTCGCAAATGCCTCAACTGTGGATTTGGTTTTTTCAGCGTCATCTGTTACCAAATTAATAATCATTTCATCGGGGACAATTATATTGTCATCAGAAAGCATTTTCCTCGCAGTTTTAGACATTTCCTCCAAAGCAATTTGCCTCTTGAGACCTGCAAGCTCTTTTTCGGCCTTGTCTGCACGATATTTTTCTTTTTGTTCGCTGCTCATCTGCGCCAACTTTTCGGCTTCTGAAACCCTATCGTCTGTAAGTGTCTGCCATTTTTTCTGAGCGTTTGTAACTGCTGTGCTGATAGCCTTTGTCATTCTCCGGTCAAATTCGGCCTGATTTTCTCCCTCTTTGAGGAAATCATCAAAAGACATTCCTTCTTTTGTTTCTCCATTTTGCTCTGTGCCGGCAACGTTTCCATTATCGGCTCCGCTGTCTTCGCCTTCAGCAAAAATCTGTAATTTTTTAAAATTCTTTATCATTTTTCTGTCCTTTCCGCCCCAACATGTCCGTTGTCCATGTCGTTGCCGTAAATTTTGACTTTGTCCGGGTATTCGGAAATAACCTCACGAATACCAATTAAAAAGGAATCCACCAGAACCTTTGCGGGTTCCGATAAATTCCCAAATTCTATATCAGCCCTTCCGGGCGATATATCATATTTTATTTTCATATCCGTTAGCTGCTTTAGCGATTCTATGAGCGTAATCGTCAGTACAGATACCGCGGAGCATATTATATCATACCCATTAGGCGCATAATATGCATGGCCTCTTATTTTCACTCCGCCATCATGGGCAGTTATTACAATCAATTTGAAATTCCTCCTTTAAATCGCATAGGCCTATAACTTGTTTTATAGGCTTACCGTCAATAAACAGTATGTACAGCGGCAGGCCGTTTGTTATATAACGGTTCAGCAGCTTAGGATTGCGTTGAAAATCGCACTTACCTGTCGCCATGCCCGTCTCTGCTTCAAATATTTCAAGTTTTTTAAGCCCTTTCTGGCATTTGCCGCACCATGAAGCATAAAATTCTATTAAGATAGCGCCCTTAGATTTATCAAAGGTTTTGTCTATTATTTCTATCATTCTTCAGATAATTCTTTAATTACTTATTTCCTTTCACTTTCTTTCGGTTCAAACTCTACGCCGTTATTACATGGAACCGATATGTCGCGGTCTTTCTTACGAGCTACAAATATATCTCTTGGTATACCTTCAGGGAATGCGGCGCAACAAACATTTTCTTTTTCGGCCTCATAAGTATACAAGTGCTTACACGAACTACAAAGCGGATTATATCCTCCCACGTCGTCATACCAACGTCTGTCAGAGTATGGTTTTTTTATATCTCTTTCAGCCATATTGTATTACCCTCTCTTTTGTTTATTTTAAACACACTATTACGACTAAACAGTATCTCTTGTTCATTCTCATTGTATTTTCTAATGTCTGCTCCATGGTTACTTTCAATTATAAACTGAATATCCATATCTTTATCATAAACAGATGTGGCTGATGATGTAAACGATGGATATACAATATATTCACCTGGAGTATGTCGCTTAAAAAATAATTCTAAGTCAGGAATCATTCTACTGTCAAGAGATCTGTAAACGATTCCCTTATATTCTGGTAATTTCATTATAGCATTATCAAGATTCCTTGCCCATTCTTTTTCTTCTTCAGATAAATCAACACCATTCCTTAATTTGGAGTTTATTATATAACTGTCAGCGGAAATGTACCTGTTAATTGCCCCTATATCTTCATCAGTTAATTTATCATTTGCTAAATTACTTTTAATAGCCTCTTCCTTTTGGGCGCTATTACCATGTCTTTTCTCATACTCATCCATCCACTTGTCCCAATCTTCCACATACGGAAGCCATGTGCAACGGCACCAAGGGTGCATTGGCGGAAAGTTTACTCCCGGCTGACGCTCGGTTATTTCAAAAACTTTTCCATTTAGAGCGCGACATATCTCGCATGTTTTCCCATCTAAAATAGGTGAATATTCATACTGCGTGAAATCTTCCTCAAAAGGCTTGATAGAGCTTTCGGCCATTACATAAGTACCTTCGGTAAATACTAACCTATAAACATTATTACGATTAACGCCGAACCTGCGTCTAACATCTTTGACTATTCTGTCATATGAATCTCCACGGGCAAAAGCCTGTGCCATATCACGATTTATGTACTCTGCTACTTTCTGAGTATCTTTCCAAATTCTGCTTGAAAAGTTCTCCCCATTACACCAAGCCACATCAACAAAGTCTTTAATTATGGAAGCATTTATAGCATAGAAATTCTTCCCAAATCCCAAGACTTCCATTGAGCAGTTTAGCCCTTGTCGTGCCAACTCAGTTTCATATTGCGCTATCTGTTCATTCGTATATCCCGCTATGGTGGCCTGCGTCATATAAACTGAATACTGAAGCCCCTGCAATCTGTCGAACTTGTAAATACTCTCTCTGACTGGCAGCAGATGGGCGTACTGCGGGTATTGCTTCGCAAACTCTTCCATTTGCTCAATGAGCAGTGTTTTGTCTGCCTCGTCGAGATTTTCCATGAGCTTTCTGTATTCTATGACATTGTCAGAGCCATACTTCTGAAAATACGCCGCTATTTCTTTATCCAGCCTTCTGAGTTCTGCGTCATAAAACTTTGACAGCCTTTTTTTTATGGCTGCCTCGTCTTTTTCTGCTGCCTTTCTCAGCTGCTCTTTCCGTTCACTCCAATATGACATCTTCCACCGTCCTGTTTGTTGCGTAATCCGTCATATAGCCTTCTTCATCTTGCTCCCGCTTTATCTGCTCAATTTCCTGTTTAATATCACCTACAATAGATAAAACCTTAAGCTGTGTCGGCTGGCTTACTATTCCGGTAAGCTGGGCGGCAATCTGAGATTCTTCAAGAAGATTTGCCGGCATATTCTGTGTGAACTGATATGTAATCGTTGTCCAACTGTCTTTGGGCATACCTGACACAGGATTTGAAAAGATCAATCGGTAACGATTTTGCATGCCCTTAATGAACTTATTCTGTTTTGTCAATGCCAAGTCGCTCATGGCCTGAAGTTTATATTTCAGTGCGATTCCGGAAGCTGAGCCAAAGTTCTCATCAGAAATATCCGCTACCATTGAAATTTGAAATATGAGTCTTTCGAGACGGTCTAAAAGGTGTTCTTGCGAAGTGTCTCCATCAGGTTTTTGCAAGAAATCCACATCAAGTTGTCCACTTTCGTATGTACCTGGGAAATTGATGATTCTATTAGCCCTTATCTGTTCAATGCTTTCTTCATCTACCAAAGCCCCAAGCACTTTTAAATATGCATCAGAGAAGTATGCTACATCATTAGCCTTTTCACTGATTGCCTCGTTATATTCGTTAATCATTGACAATACCGGCTCAAACAACCCCATTCTCTCTTCGTTATCCATATATTCCACTGCTGGCACCCCATCAAAGCCGTGCAGCTTTTCCTCTCCGTCAAAGGTGAGGATGCCCTCCACATGAAAATATTTAACTGTAGAGGTGTCTGAAACGCTTCCCCGCAAAACGTTGTCGGCATCTATGTACAGGCGAACAAAGTACCTTGGTCTCTTTATTATTGAATCGTCATAAATCATAAATGCATCTTCCGGAGATAAGTATGTTATACCTATATTTCCTCGTTCATCAACGTAATACATTTCATATGCTTTTCCATATATGTCGCATAACTTTGACAGTTCGGCGTTCTGGTCATCCTGGTTATTATAAGTGTCTAAAAATTGTAAATAATCAAAAACGACTTCATCACTGGACATTACCTTGGCAGGCATCCCAATAAAAAAGCCGTTCATGGTATCTACAATATATTTAGCGAAATTCACAGCTATACGTTTGTCTGGTTTAAATTCCGGTTTCGGCGGCTGTGTGAATATCGGATAATTCGTGCGATATGCAGCCATGAGCGGTACGTATCTGTGGTCCTTTAGTATTCTGTGTTGTTCTATAAATTCTGCTAATGTAACGGCATCTAAAATCTCATCGTTAGCCAATCTAAACATTAAATCTCTCCTCTTACTGGATTATAGCTTATTTTTTGTTCAATTCGCCTTATGAGGCTGGCTGCCGAATCGGGCGCATCATCGTGCTCGGCAAATTCTGAATAGTCTAAAATCTGATTTATATATTCAGGATCGGTATTTTGAAGCCATTTTATTTTAGGCCACTGTCGGCGAAGATAGGTTGATATTTTTACAAATTTATTGGTGTGTTCATTGTAAAGGTATGGTGGCAATCCAATCTTTTCAAGTTCCTTAGCCAGATAGCCTTTATCTGCATTTTTTTCACATGCAATAGAACCCAGATGTAACTGGCTATGTATCATTCTTATTTCCGGAAGGCAGTCATCTACATGCTTAGGCCATAGCTTCCCAAACCCTGCAAGAGAACCATCAGGCTGAAGCATGAACGCGGTAAATGCCGTTCTATCTGTCCCATCATATCCAGCATCTATATGCGCAACTCCTCCATAAATCAACCTTGCATTATCTGTAAATTTTGGATTTTTAAACATTGCATCTGCGTCTGCTATGTGCTTCAATTCATAGTTGGCTGCAAATAAACTGTCACTCATGGAACTACGAAGGCTATCCAGCTTTTCCCTATTTATAAGTCCTGTAGTGTAACAATCGTATTTTTCTACACTTGGCATTATGGAAATAGCATCGTCTTTATGCCAGGGCGTACCGGCATTTATAAACCTACCATTTCGATTTACTATATTTTGCAGTTCCATATATTGAATCTTCGTCCGTTCACGCTCAGCTTTGCTTATACGGTCTTTTATATTGACTATATCGTCTGTGACAACTATATCTGCATGTTTTCCCGTAATTGATGTCGTAATTCCAAGTCCTACGATCTGGCTTGCCCCTTTAGTAGAAGTGTATAAATTGGTATGTATCTCATTTACTGTATCTTTAATAAATTCCAACTCATTACCATAAAGCAGCTTTACGATCTGTCTCATGACTCCTGTTTTAAGTATTTTCGCCGTTTGATTAATGACCTCAACAATATCAGTGTCTGTCTTTCTAAAAATGATGACATTTTCGTTCGGTTTTTCTATAAGATGAATAGCAAGAAACAATGATAATATTGTAGTTTTATACGAACCTCGATGCGCGAGTAATGTCTGATCATTTTCTTTATATAAAAAAGACCTGAGCCAAGTATTATGTAACTCGGTCAAGTCTTTAAATCCAACAAAATGGCCTATCTTATAGGGTTCATACCTGAGCAGTTGAAGAATTTCTTTCTTACTCACCACTAAAATAATCCTCCAGTTCCTTTATTGTGTCATCTATCGGCTTAGATACTACTATATTTTGTTTTTCTCTCCACTTGTTCGGCCGCCTATTTTTAAGCCAAAATATCTGAGCTGTTGTGTCTCCTCCTAATGCTTTCTTAAGTAAGGCATTTTCGACTTGGTAATCAATGAACTCTTTTCCTTTTTTTAGGACCTCCGAAATCTCCGAATACTTCTTTTTCCATTCGTACAATGTAGAGGCGCTTATCTCCATATTTTCGGAAATTTGCTCATCGGTTAATCCGTCCCTTGCCCACCCCTCTATAAGCAGCAAGCCCTCTGGTTCAAGCCACTTTTGATATTTTCCCTTAGCCATCAGCTCACTACCTTTCTTATTTACTGCATGAAAAGAGAAGAAGCCCAGTTTATCATCTCGTTGTCACCCAGGAATAATCCGATTCGTGGTCCTGCCTTTAATATTAAC